CACAAAATATTATTCTAAGTCGTATAATCTTTATGATTACTTAGAAGACACTAGTTTTATTGACAGATCACAGGATAGACAATCTTTATTGAACCAAATGAACGCTTTGACTATGACTATAGATGTTTATGGTGATACGACTCTTCGGGTTGGTAACATAGTCAATCTAGAATTTTTCTCACAAGAATATACAAAAGACAAGAACGATTTTTTGGATGCTTATTTGTCAGGTAGATATATGATAACGACGATACTTCATAATGTGGTTGATGGAGTACATACTATGAGAATGACGATAGCAAGAGATTCTTATTATGAACTATTGCCCGACAAGAAAGAGAAAACATTATCATGAGTAATTTTGTAGATAAGGATAGAGCAGACTATCTTGGTCTTGATCACTTTATTTGGTGGCATGGTGTTGTCGAAGATATTAACGATCCTCTGAAACTCGGTAGAGTTCGTATAAGAGTTCTTGGTTGGCATACAGAAGACAAAAGCGAATATGGTATACCGACCAAGGATTTACCTTGGGCACAAGTGTTGCAGCCCGTAACTAGTGCTTCCATGACAGGTATCGGAAGTTCCCCTACAGGACTTCTACAGGGATCTTGGGTCATTGGTTTTTTTCTAGACGGTAAAAACGCACAACAACCATTTGTTATTGGTTCCTATAGTGGAATTCAAAAGCCAGATAAAACAGAGAGTTCCGTTCAGATTCCGTACAATGATTTTGGAAAACCTCTTCGTAAGAACACACTCATCAACTCTTTTGTGGGATTTAGAGATCCGAATGGCATCTATCCAATAGAAGGAAGAATGGGTGAACCAGACACAAACAGATTGGTTCGTAACGAGAATATTGAATGGACTGTTGTAAAGAAGAAAATAGATGAAGTTGTTGATTGTCAAACTGCACTCTATGGATATTGGCAAGAACCATATACACCTTACGCCGCACAGTATCCCTACAATCATGTATCAGAATACAAATCAGGCCACATATTTGAGGTGGATGATACACCAGGATCTGAAAGGATTCACACTTATCACAAGTCGGGGACATTCAATGAAATACATCCGAACGGTAGCGAAGTGCATAAAGTGGTGGGAAACGAATGGAATATTACTTTGAATGATCGGCTGATACTTGTTCGTGGAAACACAACATGGAACACGGATAAACTGATGAAAATTCGTGTTGGTAAAAATTTAGAAATAGAAGTTGAAGGAGAAATGCGGGTTCTCGTTAAAGGAAATACTGTCATGGAAACCCAAGGCAATTTCCTGCACAAAATTAAAGGCAAGTGTACGGTTGCAAGCGAAGGCAATATGTTATTTGTTGCACCGAGAATTGATCTGAATCCGAATGGTGCATCTCCTTCGAAGATACAAACCTTTTTGACTAAACTCAGAAGCACAATAAGAACAATATTCAGTAGGAATTAAAGATGTTAGGACCGAGTCCATTTAAAAGAAGACCACCAAACACGAAAGACACCAAACCTCCCATTTTGAGTGTTGGTGATGTGATTGTTCCTCCTGAAGAGAGTAATAAAATTAAGTCACCTGAATTCATTGGTTTGGGTGAATCCCCATCTATTGATATTCCATCAACACTGGATCAAATTTTAGTAAACGAAGAACTATTGGATGATCCTACATTGGTGGCAGAAAATGCAGTTACTATATTTCCGAATGTAAATTCGATAAAGGATGTTGCATTTGGTATACCGACTCCTGATCAGGTAGATATTGGTGCTTTTGGTGGAGGATTTGGCACACAAACACAGAGCCAAGAGCAAACAGTTGTTTCTGGTCCTTTAGATAGAGATGCGAGTTCACTTTTAATTCAGAATACACTTTTAGTTCCGTTAGTTGCTACAGGAGAAATGATTTTTCAAGAACTTGGAACCAAACTCAAGTACTCTACCGAGCAATCAAACAAATTGAATTCGATACTTTCAACACAATTTCAATTACTAAATTTAGATACTCAGGTTGTAGTTGATCCTCCAACATTTTTGTCTCCAGATCCACCATTTGTTTTAGATGGGGGTGAATTCTAATTATGCCGATGACGCATAGCGGCCAATATCCGATAGAATACTATTACCCTGGATTAGGTATCGGTCCCAACTACAATCCCATTGGATTTGGTCCAACATCGGAAAACTGTAGATTTACATGGACCGATTCAGGTAGAACATTTGGAAGAAAACCAATCTACGAAAAACAATTTGTTGGTCAATGTATAGACATTAGTGTTGAGGCGAACTACACAAGATGTGTTGATTCTGTTCTAAATGGGACATATGATCCGCCATTTGCCGGAGCAGATGAGATTCCCGCTCAATGTTGCCCAACTGCTAGTGGACCAATAAAATATGCAGTTATAGGTGGAGAGTTTCCGCCGAGTTTAGTTTTGGACATAGACACAGGAAAGATGTTCGGCCAAATAGATTCTTTACAAGAAATATCCCCCAACAGATTTGGATATTTCGATAAGACAGATTTTAGTAATGTCGATTATCTAGATGGATCGATAGGTGGCGGAAAGATATTTTTTACGATTAGGGCTTTTGATTCTGGAAATACATCTGATTTCTCTGACAAGGAATTCACATTTCATGTTAGAACAAATTGGGCTTTGCGAAGAGATAGGATGCTACTAAATATAAACAATCAATCTTATTTGGATGACATGAAAAAACAAGGATTCTTTACAGGTCCAGGATGCGACGAATACGAAGACGATATTTTCTGAAAGGTTATAATGCCCCCAGTTCACAGATTAAGAGACATATGCACAGGACATGGATGCTATCCACCAAGACCGAATAGGTCTGCGTCTGCAAATGTCATTGTAAACAGTCGAGGGTGGCACAGAAAAGGTGATTCGTGGAAAGTTCATTGCTGTGGCGGATGCCATAGTAGTGTTACATGTAAAGGCTCATCTACTGTGTTTGTGAACAGCCGACAGGCAGTTAGGATTGGGGATCCAGTTTGCTGTGGGTCAGCAACTGCAACGGGTTCTCAGAATGTTTTCTGCGGAGGATAAAGTAAATGCCATCATTCAATGAAAATTCAGCAGATTTAGACATAAACTTTGAGAGGAATTTATTCACGAATGATGTTTCATTAAAAGTAGGCGAAGAGGCCATCCGTCGTGCATTGAAAAATCTAGTTTTTCTGAAAGCAAACGAGAAGCCATTTCATCCTGAGATAAATGCGGGAGTTGTCGATCTCTTGTTTGAGAATGCAGATCCAATCATAATGGAAGAAATAAAGAGAAGAATCAGACAAGTTATACAAAAGTATGAGCCTAGAGTGACAAAAACCGCAATTGATATGCAGTACAATTTGGACAGAAATATTGTTACTGTTAAGATTCTTTATACTATTAAAAATGTACCAACCGTATTTACGGCAGATTTAACTCTACAGAGGACACGATAATGGCAAATACTCCGATCCGTGAACTTGACTTTGATCAAATAAAGCAAAGTCTAAAAGACTACCTTCGTGGTCAAGATAAGTTTAAAGACTATAACTTTGAAGGATCGACATTAAACATCATATTAGACCTTCTTGCATATAATACGCACTATCAGGCGTTTTATGCAAACATGGTCGCCAATGAGGCATTTTTAGATTCTGCCGTTGTCAGAAATTCAGTTGTTTCCCTTGCAAAGCATCTGAACTATAGACCAAGATCTAAAAAAGCAGCAAATATAATAGTAAATATAGAGTTGATACCGATCACATCAGGCAGAGATGAACCTGCTGGCGTTTCAGTATCTACTGGTAAAGAGTATATCAACTCAGGGACCACATTTGTCACAAGAAACTCTCTTGGTAAGACAGTTTCATTTGTTGCATTGGAGGATTTTAAATTTCGGGTTATTGGGAACAGATTTATAGCATCAAATGTGACTTTGCTTGAAGGGTCTTTAAAGACAGCATCATTTATAGTCAACAGTAGAGATGCCAATCAGAGATTTATTATTGAGGATCCGAATATAGACATAGACACGGTTAAATTGAAAGTTCAAAGATCGGTTACGGACAACGAAGGATTTGATGATATATGGGAGAGAGTTAGTGATGTCAATAGTTTAGATGGAAATTCAAGAAGTTTCTTTGTCCAAGAAGCCGAAGGTAGAAAGTGGGAAATATATTTCGGGGATGGAATTGTCGGTAAATCTCTAGAGAACGGTAATCTCATACAGATCGTTTACCTGTCCACTAGCGGAGAGAGTGGAAACGGTATTGGTTCTACAGATTCAGAATTATCAAGAGCGTTCACATCTAGTAATCCTGAATTTTTTGTTGAGGTTGTGAAGAATCAATATGGGATTCCTCAACCTTCTTATGGGGGTGCTGAACCTGAAACAACGGAATCGATCAAATACTATGCACCCAAAAACTATCAGGCGCAAGATAGGGCTGTAACATCCACAGATTACTTGTCGTTACTTGCTAAAGAATATTCATTGAGGTCTGAATCTTTCTTGGTTTGGGGAGGAGAAGAGAATGATCCACCGCAATACGGTAAGGTCTTTATTTCAATTAAGCCCAGAAATTCTTCAAAATTGTCCATAACAGAGAAGCAGTCCATTTCTAAAAATATTCT